GCATACCAATAAAGTCAAAATAAGCTTTCTTTGCATGAAAACCCGCTATATCACGTACTTCGGGTCTACAAGCACTCTCACCATCATCTCCATAGGTGATAAGATGCTCATTATCCTTGAAGGTACCAAGCTTGGCAAATTCCTCTTCTCCCAGTAATCTAGTCCCATTCCAGTGGAAAGAGATCCTTTGGTGAAGGGAATTCTCCAAACTATTACCATAGACGGTAAGGGTGTTACCAGAACACCACATATACATCCATAGGACGGTTCCATTCCAATTGACAATTGGATTACGAAGCTCCTCATGAATACCTCTCATTCTGGCAAGAGTTTTCTCAGGAAACTTCATACGATCTGCAACACGAATTTTGAGTTTACCAGAAGCACTCATGACGTCACTAGGTCGTCCTAAGTCATACTTCTTGAAATCCCAATCCGTCTCTTTGCCATCGGGTGCAACTTCTTCTAAATACGATTTCACTGTTTCCCATTCAGAGCTAGCGCAATTTACTCCCACCATGCATTCGCTGGTGATTGGATGTCGAGAGATATACTCACAAACAGGCAAGTAAGTTTGCCTGCAAGATAGAGCAAAAAGACACTCCAAAATGTAGAAAATACGCACTTTCTCTGAATCTTCAGCAACGACTTCGTCTTTCAAACAAGTTCGCACCCAAATACCAATAAAAACCCCATTGTCTAAACATTCGTTTAGCATGTCAAAATATCTCTGCGCTTCTGGTGATAAACAGTAACGCTTTCGACCATCTGAATAGGGTTGCATTGGCAAAAACAAGCCACTGCTCTCTTTTGTACCTGCAGGAAGACCTGCAGCAGTATCCATTTTAAAAGGATTCATAAAAAGAGAGCCAGGTACACCATTGATTGCCTCATCAAGGGTAAGTGGTCTGCAAAGATCAGGATGTTGTTTTATGTGTTCATCAAGGGTCGGCAAATTCCCTGACCACCAGTCTTCAACTGCCCAGCAAAGAGATTCAGGGGGAACCTCCCACGCTCCTTTGGCAACAAACTGAATAGCCTTATTATGATGAATCCACGGTTGTTTTAGGCATGGTGCTTTCCAACGGCACTTCTCTCCAAACACATCTTCAATTGATTCGCTCAGCATGGATCTTTTCACACGAGATCGGTATTTAACCAGATCCGTGGTATGACCTAACACCTCCATACAGTGATACTCCTCCATCTCCCCTTCCTTGAACATACTAGTCTTGGGGTGAGGACCTTCTCCTGTAATGAGCTTGAGACCTAGGCGAGTCGTACACAGATCTCTCATCTCCGGAGTAGAGAGGTAGGATGGAGACTCTTCAAGAGTCTTCAACGCTTTCTCATAATCCGAAAACAAAATTTCTTGTGCAAAACCCTTCCTGGAAGTCAATCCATAGGCTGCTCCTGATATGTGGAAACCCAAAATGGCACCATCTCGACGATCAGACATCAAGATAGCACCACAAAAACCTTTGCGTGTGACTTTGGAAATGTAGTACAATCCTCTGCCACAAGAAAAACCTCCACAATCAACATCATCCATGTATGTTGAATTAAGGATTTCCTGATCGATTTTCTTGTCCTTATAATAACAGATTCTACTCTTGATACTGCCACTACCCGTATTCTTGGGTAGCAGATAATCAATACCTTTAGGAATCTTTGGACACTTGTGCATCTTGAGGAGGACCATGTCCTTCTCCGCAACACGCACTAGAGATGATGCATAAGCTCTAACCTTAAAAGGGCCGGAAATAGACATGACATACAACTCTAAGTAATCGACAAGTTCTTCTTTGTAAGGGTCGGGTTTAAAGAAGTGACGTGGAATCATCAAAACTCCAGGACGGGTAAAAACGGCTTGAATAAACCGCTCCTTCCCATTCACTGTGGCTTTGACTTCCACCATCGCTTTTCGTAAGACCGAAATGACTTCGTCTGCAGAATGATTTTTCGCCTCTTGTGGGGCAGCTACTTCTCTATTAAAAGAGAACCAGCTATTCCACGCTGAGGTTTTATTCTCACGATCAATTTCGACTTCGGGCTTAGAACGCATCGAATTCCAAATTACCAATCCAGTAACAACTGCTCCAATAACTCCTATTGCAGTTGGGACTAAATGGTTATATTCGGAAGGATGTCGACGGGCCTTATCATAGAGACTCTTTTGCAAATTTGGATCTGAACTACATCGCCTTTGCAGATCCTTATACCTCTGGTTGAAACCTAACCATCGCCTGTGCCACATAAACAAAAACAAAAACACGCAAGTGCTGCAGGCAACGATTGATGGCATCAACCACCAAGCGTACGTTCTAGTAACCAATACAGGCACCCAGATCGTATACCGAAAGTACCAGGGAATACAGATTCTTCCTAGTACCTTCTGGAAGGTATAGATATTCACATAATAGTCTTTCCAGTCCAAATAGTCAATGGTATAAATACCAAGAGTAGCATAGTACTCTTTCCTCTCCATAACGTATGGCGAATACTCAGGGTACCAATAAAGGTAATCCCATCTTCCAGCCGTGCGCTCAACTTTAGTCAACGCTACGTACGATCGAGGATTAAAACCATTTTGCTCCATAATATAACCAAAGAGCAAAAGGACAAAGAAAAACATCAGTCCAATACAAAAGGCTCTCCGAAACAAGTAGGAAAGAGGAAGGAAAATTTGCTTTTCTGCAGCCATCATGCGCAAATAAGCATCCTTCTTCTTGCCAAACCAAGTTTGGGAACCGTCAGGTCTTCTCTCCCAGTTCTCGGGAACCAAACTCAATGCAGTACAGCCTAACATGTCAGGCCAATAACTAAGTTCTTCAACTATCTCCTCATGAAAAACTCGCATTGTGTTATTATCAATGGACCACAACCATTGGGCTTTCACAAAAGGATTAACCCAAGGTAAAATGGAAGTCCACATCAATGATCCCACTGTTGTAAGAGCGGTAGATACAATATTCATCTCGGGTTCGTTCTCCTCCTCATAATCTGGATCCGGGAAAGCACAATGTACGCACTTCCCATCCAAAAATTTACAAGGAGTCTGACGATCACCAACTGTAACACCCTTTTTACAGGGATAGTCGGTATTCGTGTAGACCGATGCTTCTTGCATTCCAACATTCTTATAATCACTGGAAAAGGTTTCATGACTGGGACACTTACACATTGTGCCCAGTCGGTGGCAAATCAGACAACCTTTCTTTTTGTCGCCCTGGTACGAAGCAAACAATTTGTCCTGCTCAGCAAAGTGATCAAGACATTGTTTCCTAATGAGTTCAAAGAGCTCCTCCGTATTAAGGTGGAGACTCTTCTTACCATTGAAAGTAAAATAAACAATTTTGCGTTCCTTGTTTATATAAACAATCTCATACACATCGAACCAGTGATAGTCGTTAGATCCATCACATTTGCTCGATTCAAGACGTCCAAATTCATCTGCGAATTGTTCTTTCACAGTCATATGAATAATGGTGTAACGTCGTTCCCACGCTCCAGGCGTACGAGCAACGTTAATGAAAGGTTGGGCAGTATTTCCGGTTGATACAACTCCAACATGCGTCAAAGTGATCTTTGCTTTATCTTCCAAATTTGATCTATTTGGATGAAAAGGTACAGGATCAATTAGTGCTAACGCTGTGTTGTAAGCCGTCTCAACGGATTTGGCGAGATGCTCCTTAATTGGGATAGTCTCGTTCACAGTGATTGTCTGAGTGGCATTCGACAATTCGTCCTGATAAGGGGCGAGGAGGTTAATTTGAGCATTATCTTGCTCACGATACTCAACTCCTCGTGCCAAACAAATCTGTTCCTGGATCATGGGACAGATAGTGGACTTGCCGGCTTTCGGCGGACCAACTAAATGGTAGCCTTTTGCCACTTTAACTCGATCAACTTTCTGAACGAAGTCTTTAACATCATTGTACAAAACCAATACCTCTCTAAACAGGCTAGAGGCTTGCAAGGTCATAAATTTTTCTTTCTGACACTTAACAAATCTTTCCAAGGTCTTGTAAACCGTTTCAACTTCAACGTACATCAATTGACGTTCCTCCAAAGAGGAACGACCAGTACGTTTAAAATCGAGGAATTTCTTCTGCCATTCATAATATTTCTCATGGCATTTGGCAAGTGTGCTAGAATTAACAGTCAAGGGTTCAAGACTGCGAGATTCCAGACACGCCATTCCAACGGTTGACGTCCAATTGTAGAGCTTGATAGCATGGTCGATTAAATCCATGCCATCTATCTCTTCAGCTGAAGCGTGTTCAACAACTTTCTCGTAAACGGGGTGATTGAACTTAACGTTCTTAATCTTACACGCAGAAAATGCAAACACGGTACCCAAAATATAGGAGAGATGCTTAGTAAAAATTCCTTGTTTCATCGTCTCCCAAATCTTAACACTCTCAGCAGACAACATCTCGGGTTCATTTGTTGCCGATTGCTCAGATTCAAAGATCTCCTTGACAGTCTTACCTTCAAAGAGTTTGGGTACTTCAGCCTGGGCTACATACTTCATAAGGGTATCATTCAAAGTAAGAACAATTCCTCCCTCTGTAATAGCAGAGAGGAATTGCACACACCTTGTAACAATGGCCTCAAGAGATGTATCAAACTGCAAACCAATGACCAACAAAATCAACTGCTCCAAAGAACGGGCAGCTTGTTTGATCACTGGGGTGGAGAAAGAAGCCTTCATTTGGGCTTGAACTTGCTCCATTTGGGATCCAAGAGATGATTGAATATGCTCGATATTTGTCGGCTCGCTTATTATCGAACCTTCACTATACATTTTCAACAACTCTGGATCAATTTTGACCTCCGCAACTGGAAGCGTACTGCCAGAACCGACCTGTTCGGTTCCCGTCTCGCCATGCTCAGGCACGTTAAGTCGAGCACGAATGCCATCATTTCCAATAGTACAGGAAATGAGGCGAGAGTCTCGACTATGGTGCTCTACGAAGTGTGATACAATCTTGCCATCCTTAGATCTTAAAGGAATTACGTGGCAATGACGGCACTTTTTGATCTTGTGCACACACTTACTGTAGACATCAAAGCATAAATGGGTGTCCATTTCGGACCGTGCCCATCGTTGGGGGTTGTAAACTTCTTGACATACGATAGGTCTCGTGGAAGCTGTCTGACTGGCGGCTCTAGGCAGGCCAGTCAGATTAGGAGTCTCTTTAACGGATTTCATGATGAAGATTGATATACTGATATTCTAGTGATTAAATATAGACTAGAATTTTGAGCAATCAATAAAAGCAATAGAGACAAAAGCTTCCGGGCGCAACGTAACCTGTTGCTGGGGGACTGATTTAAGGTTCGCAGTTCTACACTACGCATTGGCGATGCCAATACTCCATCTGGTGACCATTCTCATAGTCATTATGCACCTCTTTCCTCCGAGGCTTGTTCCTACCTTCGCTAGTTCCAGCTAGCTATCCTCTCATCTGAGGATGTCAGAACAATTATGCTATCTACCTAATACCCAGCCTGCTGCTTTTAAAGCATTCGGGGTTCGCCAGATCTGTCACAAAGAGTTTAGGCGACCAAACCAACACATGGTCGCTGCAGATACTCAGACTCTTAATTTCACATCCCAAAATATAGGGGCTACCTAGAATGGGTGCTAATCTAACTCTTTGTTGCAAAGTACAGACATGTTTTAAGTTTTAATAAATATGCAAGATTTTTATAACCTGTACTTGTTTCCTCCCAAAAATTAAATTTTTATAGGTTTTAAGATATTTTATTTTTTATGGGTTTTTGTGGGTATTTTGATTTTTATATGAAATATGAAATAATAAATACTAATATACAATGGGGCGGGTTCGACCCCAACCAATGATAACGGGTAAAAATTCATTGGATTTAATGCAACTTTAATACCTACAATTCGTAAAGTAGGTTACAGGATCACTCAAAATAATACAGAGTTTTACTGTCATTGTGTCTAGTCTCGGGTTCGGAGACTTTAGCTCTAGAAAGTTGCAGAGCTTTAAATGGTGTCGTTTATTCATCATTACCATTTTAATCATGAGAATATAAATTGCGACTGTGCGTGCGAGTTCACACACAGAAGGGGTTTGGGGGCATTCAGAAAATCGGATCGCCCTCGGATCTCGGTTGAGTTTATCAGCAGAATCAGTAGCAGTATATGTTAAGAACTAACGCTAGTAATGTTGTGCCGTGAATTGGCACGAACTATTACTAAGCGATAGTATGAACTATATACAAACAACAAAATTCGAACCAACTCGTCAACTCGTAGTGCAGGGGATTACCC